ACCACCGGTGGAGGTTCGAATGACCCCCAAGTATTGGGAGCTACCTCCCGCCCAGATGCGTGAGTACATCATCAACCACTGGTTGGACGATGAGGACATGGATGTATGTGATGCCATTCATGCCTACTACGGGGACGCTCGCCCGCGTGATTGGTGTGATGTTGGCACCGACGCAGTAGATTTGTGGAACCACATGTTCAAGGACGATCAGATTGGAGAGTACTCCCCGGCATACGGGGTTATCAACGGGTGCGCAGCGGCAGCGGCGGCCGGGGTTTGGGATACCGTTGCCGAGGCATTCGGATTGGAAAGCAAATACGTAGAGCTTGTGCTTGCCAACTGGTATGAGCGCAACTGGGAAGGCGAAGTGCCCAAGCTCACATGGGACGAGTTCATGCGCAGGTACGAGGCGGAGAAGGCCGAGTGGGAAGGAGAGCAGACATGAAACGCTTTTTAATCCTGCTGACGCTGTGCGGCTCTGCGCATGCAGAGTTTCTGGACGGCAACAAACTCCTGTCTGACATGAAGGGCTCGCACGGATTCCAAATGAGTGCGCTGGGCTACGTGATGGGGGTGGCCGATTCAATCCAAAGCGTGACGGCCTGCGTGCCCCCGAGCGTCACGTCGGGGCAGGTGCTGGACATGGTGCGCAACTACTTGGAGGCTACCCCGGCAGTGCGGCACCTGACCGCCGACATGATCGTGACGCACGTGCTGAAACAAGCATTCCCGTGCGCCGCAAGAACCCCGGGGAGGCAGCTATGAGCATGACTGACGCACTGTTGTGGTTTCTCATTGGTTGGAATTTAGTCTGCCTTGGGTTCCTTGGTTGGGCTTTGATCGGGGGTGGGGAATGACTGAGCGATCCAATCCCAATGAGGTGATTTGCCCGGCCTGCGTCCACCAGTTCGCAGCCATTCCTGAGAATGTGCAAGAAGAACTGCGCCGCCTGCACAGCGTGAACGCGCAAACCGGGGAGCAATTGCGCGCCGCTGTTGCCGCCCAGCGAGAGGCCTGCGCGCAGATGGTCGAGCGCTTGGGCCAAGAAGGCTATGGCACCCTGGCAATCGCTGCTGCACTGCGGCAAGGAGACAAATCGTGATGTATCTCGTGTTTGTGGCGGGCATGGCCCCGCTGGCCCTGTTGGGCCTTGTTTTGTGGATCGATGAAAGGCGGATGAAATGACTGATCTGGAGACCCTGAAAGCTGCTGCCGAGCGTATTGCAGCGCACAACGTGCAACTGCGCACCTTCCTGTTGGAGCTATCCGACCCCGAAGGCCTCGGCCACGCCGTAACCGTGGAAGTGCGGCGCAAGGCCCTGATCTTGCTGTCCATGCAGCACGTTCAGGTGCCCAAAGGGGAAAAGGGATGAAGTGGAAGCAGTGGAACATCACGCACTGGGTCCTGGAAGCCGAAGACGGGGAAGTGGTTGAAGAAATCAAGAAGGACGACCTGAGCGGCCTGTACGTCCTCAAGAGCAGCGGCAAGCAATACACCAGTGAGAAAGCCGCCAGGGCGGCAGGAGAAAAAGGAAAGAAGGAGCAACCGAAATGACCGGACAAGAACTGCAAGACAGCTTGAAACAAGTTGGCATCTCGCGAAAGGACTTCGGAGATTTGATAGATGTCCATTACCGCACTGTCAGCCGGTGGATCAAACAAGAAGTGCCCATCCCGAAAGTGGTGGCGCTGCTTGTGAAGTCGTTGACATCTAAAAAATAACTGAGTTACACTTGAGTAACAGAAAGCATAGTTGTGAGAAAGCGCAGCAAATACCGTCCGAAGGGGGTCATTCTTGACCCTATCAATCACGTGTTGTCGGGCCTCAAGCGCGTGGGTTCGATAAGCGAGGGCGTGACGCTGATGATCAAGAACCACACGGCCCTAGAAGCTGTGAGAAAAGGTGTGGGCACCCGTGAGGACATTGATGTCCTCATTGGCGCGCTCAACATGACTGAGGCCTTGGCGTTCTTCAAGTTTGGAGACGACTGGGCAGAGGAGATTCGAGCCGCGCAAGACGCTCTTTTGGAGTTGGGACGCCGAGGAGTGGAGACTGGCAAGTTTATTTTGCGAGGGCCCGAACTGACTGCGCTGAACCTGGGGATGGAAATCCACGATGCGCAGTTGCAGGCATGCACTGTTAGTGACATGGAAAAAGCGATGGACTACGTCACGCAGTGCCTGCTCAACAAGAAAGCTAGAAGCATGATCAGAAAGGAGAAAGATGAAGCAGAAACGACTGACTGAAGAAGAACTCAAACGCTGGTGGCCGTTTGAGCGGTTGGACCCCGACCGCATGCCCGTGCCGCCGAAAGAGAAACCTCAACCAAACCCTGACTGGGAAGAAGCACTGCTATGAAATCAAAGACTGCAAAAATCAAAGCCTACCTGACGAACAACCCTGACGCCAAGCCTGCTGACGTCGCGGCCAAGTTCAAGGTGAGCACCCCGTACATCTACAACATGCGCAAGAAGGTCCGCGATGGGTTCTTCTCGCCGCCCGAGCTGCTGCCCGTGCCGCCTGTTCCCGAGATTGAGGAGGAGCCCAGCGTGGTGGATCAGGTCCTCGATCAGCGGGCCGTGGAGTACGGCACTTTCGCCGATGGCGCTGCTCTCATGCAGTCGATTAAGCGCACGTTGTCTGCGCATGCGCAAAAGCATGGGCGCACCTTTGCGGATGATCAGTGGGAAGCGCTGGAGATGGTTGTCCACAAGATGGCGCGCATCGTTAACGGCAACCCTGACAACGTCGATTCCTGGACCGACATTGCCGGCTACGCAATGCTGGTGGCCGACCGGCTGGAGGGCAAGGCACGATGAGCGATCTACTTCCAATCCTGGCAATTGGCTGGGTCGCTGCTGCGTGGCTCACGCATGTGGTCACGTGCTTGCAGGCGGCCAAGTGGGGGTTTTTGATCGCCGGGGCGATCTTCTTCCCCGTGGGCTGCGTGCATGGCACGGGCATCTGGTTTGGGGTGTTCTGAGGTGAACTCCAAGCGGATCAGCCCGGAGGATGCGCGGGCCATGGTCCTTGCGCAGTTGCGCAGGAACGGCTACCAGGGCAGGACGTCTGAGCTTGCGACGTGGACGGGCATGCCGTCCTCTGTCGTGCGCCGGGCGGGCCTGTATCTGGCGGCCAAAGACAAGCTCCAGGCGGAGCTGATGCCGGGGCGGGGCGCGGGAGAGTATCTCTTTAAGCTCACGCAGCTCGATCTGTTCGAAGACGGTGGGCGACCGCCGACCTTCTGGCAGCGGATCAAGGGGTGGTTCCGATGAGCCCGTTGATCCGTGAGTATGCGCCGCTGGTGCCGTTTGATCCTGTGCGATACACGTGGATCGACTTTGCCAGTGGCCCGATGGCCACGGAGGAAGATGCCCGTCGCTTGAAAGAGTCGATGGGACATCTTCCTTTCGGAGACTACACCCCCCACCAAGACTGGCCGCTCCCGTTCGAGCGGATGTCAATCCTTTTGCCTGTTCGCATGACAGGGGAAACGGTCAGTCGAGGTGCGGCGACGATCACCTTGGAAAGGGTGGGCGATGAGTTGATCTACCAGTGGTGGACCAATGCGGAAACAGAGCGCGGTAGCGTCATCATTCGCTCTTCGGGTTCTTTTTCGCAGGACAAGCGCATCAATGTCTCCCCGAAATTTGTAAAGGCGATGAGCAGGGCGGAACAGGACTGCGCCAAGCTGGGGGCACAAAACCTCATGGTGGCGATGCGCCGCATTCTGGCCCTGGCTGTCATGGGGGATTCCAACGCAACTGTGGCGCGGTGCACTACAGATGCTGCGGTCAACGCCAAGCGTGCCCGAAAGGGCAAGCGCCCGTTCTTCGAGTGGACGACGGTGGAGATCAAGCCTTCCGTGGCAACGCAGCCCCAGGGCGGCACACATGCCAGCCCCAAGCCTCACATGCGCAGGGGGCACATCAGGCGCTTAAAGAGCGGGAAGATCGTGACGGTCAAGAACATGATCGTCAACCGACACAAGATGCCCGACGAGGGCTTCATCTTCCACGACTACAAAGCATAAAGGGGCCCCGCTAAGGGCCCCTTTATTTCTCCCATCGCGCAAACTCAGGGAGTTTCAACAACAACGTGTCGTCACGGGGCCAGTATACCTACTTTGCCTCGCCCCAGCTAGGGCCGACTTCCACGTCGCAGCGGCTGGGTACCTGCAAGGGGACGGCAGCAGCCATGATCCGGGCGCCCTCCACCGCCTCCTCGCGGCTTTTGACGCTCAGGGCTACTTCGTCATGCACCTGCAGAATCGGGCGCATCCCGGCCTTTGCCAGGGCCACCATGGCCGCTTTGGTCTGGTCTGCGGCTGACCCCTGGATCAGGCGGTTCAGGCCCTTGTAGGTGCCCGCGCGCTTGATCCGTTGGCCGTATTCAATGACGGCCTGCTCACGGGGCAGCGCCTTGTTCACGCCCCACTCCATCGGCTCCCACAGCGGGAAGCGGCACTTGCGGCCCAAGAGGGTGCGGATGGACCCGCCGGCAGCCGGGTGGTCGATGCGCTTCATGACGGCGTTGACCGTGCCCTTGAGGAACGGCACCTTCTTGTGAAAGCGCTCGATCAGCTCCCCGGCCTCGTCCACGGACAGATCGAGCTGGCCGGCCAGCTTGTTCTTGCCCATGCCGTACATCAGGCCCAGGCCGATGGTCTTGGCGGCCTTGCGTTTGATCTCGGCCATGTCGGCGACCATCTGGTGAAAGTCCGTGTTGGGGTCGCTCTGGTAGGCGTCCACCATGACGTCGGCCCCGGGCAGGTCCAGGAGGTTGGCGTAGTGGACCAGGAGCCGTGGTTCTTGGGACGAGAAGTCGTTGGACCCCCACAGCTCGCCTTCTTCCGGTAGGAACAGACTCCTGACCATCGGGCCGATCACCTCGTGCCGGGCGGGCACCTGCTGCAGGTTGGGGTTGGCCATAGACAGGCGCCCGGTCACCGTGCCGCCGTCATCCGAGCGCATCTGGTTGACGTGCGGATGGATGCGCCCGGTCTTGGCGCTGAAGTCCAGATAGGGCTGAAGGAACGTGCTGTGCGTCTTGTTGGTCTCGCGCGCCTCTACGATCATCTTGGCAAGCGGGTGCTCGCAGGAGTCCAGAAAGCCCTTGGTGAAGCTGGGCAGGCCGTTGGTGGTCTTGCTGTAGGGGATGCCAAGGCGGTCAAAGGCCTGGGCAATGGACTGCGCGGCCCAGACATCGACCTGGGTGCCGGCCTGCTCCTTCATGGTTTTCAGCAGCTCCTTCTCGCGCCGCTGCATCTGATGGATCAGTTGCTCGCACTTAGCGCGGTCAAAGCGGATGCCCTGGCGGGTCATGTTCAAGAGGACCGGGAAGACGTCGGTCTCCAGCGTGAAGATGGATTCGACCTCCTCCTGACGCATCTTGACTTTCAGGTGCTGCCAGAGCTTGAGCGTCAGCGCAGCGTCTTGCTCGGCGTAGTCCCCGACGTACATGGCCGGGAGCTTCCACAGTTCCTTTTTAGGGTGGACACCGAAATCGGCTGCGGCCTGCTTGAGAGCCTGCTCGCTTTTGACTTCCTTGAGGTAATCAAAGCCGAGCGCGTTGAGACTGTATGAGAATCGGTTCTCATCCAAGAGGGGGGCGGCGAGCATGGTGTCGTAGATGCGCCCGTTGATGGTGAATCCGGCTGCTCCAAGCCATCCAGCGTCGTAGGCGGCGTTGTGCATGATCTTGTCTGCGGGGGTGGCGAGGACGTCCCGTACCCAACGCTCCACAAGACGTTTATCGAGGTTACCCCCACCGCCATGAGCAACAGGGAAATACCCAGCCCAGCCATCGACGGCGACTGCGTAACCAACAATGAACCCGTCGCCGCGAGGCCAACCGGGACCCATAGATTCCATATGCGGATCACAAGTTTCGAGGTCAATTGCAATCTCCTTGGCTTCGCTCAGGTTGGGGAAGGTTTGCGGCGGCACCCACTCGGTGGTCAAGGGGAACATCGGAATGGTCTTCACAGTCGGAATCCTTTTTCTTGGTGCTTGGGTAGCACTAGGTGCAACGATTGTTTGGCGCGGGTGACCCCGACATAGAACAGGCGGTGCATGTTGTCGCCGTTGCTGGCGTACTCCCGGGCGAACTTTGGCGAGAGGTCCATGAGCAGCAGGACGTTGTCCGCCTCCCCGCCCTTGGCGCCGTGGATGGTGGACAGGCGTATGCGGCTGATGGTGGACAGCTTGGTGCCCCTGCGCAGCACGGCCACAAGGTAGTCGCGCTTATCGTCAGCGATGCGGGTGAGGGCCTCGTGCCAGATGGGCGCATCCAGCAGCCCGTGGTCAAGTTTGAGGTCATCCAGCGTGTACAGGACCCCGGGGTCGCCCCCTTTGAAGGTCCGGTGTCCTCGGGCCACGAACTCTGCTCCCAGGTACTTGTACAGATCGACCACCTCTGACCCAATCACCTGCTCGCCCCGGCGCAGCTTCTCCCAACTCTGCACAGCTTGGACCATCTTGGGCGGGATGCTGGGCACGCTACTGCGCTCAAACAGCACGCCCTGGCCCTTGAGCCATTCGTGGACGGGGTTGAGCATGTAGTTGGTGGCAGCAAGGATGAGCCACTGGCCGTCGCCGAGCGCCACGTCCTCGAAGCGGTAGTAGGTCTTGACCTCGCCCTCGAAGTCCCGGGCGCGCCACTCCTTGGGCTGGCGCTCGCGGATGCGGTGAACGATGCGCTCGGCAAGCTGGTGGACGGTGCTGGGAACGCGGTAGGACTGCTCCAGCACGGTGATCTGGCCCTGGAACGACAAGAAGCTCTTGACGTCGGCTCCAGCCCAGGTAAATACTGCCTGATCGTCGTCTCCGGCGAGGAAGACCCGTTTCGCTTTTGTGGCGAGGATTTCGACCATTTGCCACTGCAAGCGGCTCAAATCCTGAGCCTCATCGACGATGAGCACCTCCAGCGCGGGCAGGCGGTCCTGCTCGACGACCACCATCTCCAGCAGGTCCGTGAAGTCCAGCAAGTCCCGGCTGCGCTTGTAGTGGCGGTAGGTGCGCTCAACGAACTCGAAGTGATACCACTCGATGTCCAAGCCGCTTTGGTTGTAGTGCTGGCGCAGGTCCAGCCCCCGGATGCGGGCGAGGTTGATCTCGTTGAGGATGGGGTTGTCGGCCTTGGCCAGATCGACGTCTTCTTCGCTGCCGACGTTGATCTCGATGCCCGCCTCGGCGGCGAACTCCCGGTAGTGCTCGGGCTGCATCATCATGTCGGCCTTGACCGCCAGGGCGTGGAAGGCAAGGCTGTGCAGCGTGCGAAAGAACGGGAAGTCGGTCTTGGGGTGCAGGCGCGGGAACTTCTCAATGGCGCGATCCCGGGCCTCGTTGGCGGCCTTGCGGGTGAAGGAAAAGTAGCCGATGCGCATGGAGGAGACGCCCGCCTCCAGCTCCTGCTGCACGCGGTTGAGCAGGTACGTCGTCTTGCCGGCCCCGGGAGGGCCGAAGATTTTGTGGATGTTGCTCATTGCGTGGGGCGGTGAAGGCTGTTCTCCGCCGCCCACTGCAGCGCCAGACTCAGGTCCAGATACTCCTCGGGTTCGACCACATCAATCTGCAGCCCCGTAGGCGTGTGAAAGACTCGAATAAAGCCGCAGCCGTGCGTGATGGCGTTGGTGAACGCCATGTTGAAGACTTCTTCGAGCTCTTCCTTGGAGATCAAAATGGGCTCCCTTGGGTGCGCTGGGTCTGCGTGTCAAACGGGGCGTCCTGCTTGTCGAACTTGGGGATGCGCCAGCAGCGCACCGTGCGGTTCTTTAGGAACATGCTGATGGGCTCCCCGCCGATGTCGCGTAGGCGCTGAGCCATCTTAGGCGCTGTCATGCCCACGAAGTTGTTGCGCTTGAGGTGCGCTTCGAGGTCCTTGATTCGGAAATAGGTCTTGGCCTCGTCCTCTTCGATCCACGGGCGGCCCATGAGGATTTCATCGCGGGCCATGGCTTGCTGCATGTGTGTCGTGAATTCTTCGAGCAGGTCGATGAAGCGCCCGGTGACGCTGGTGTCCTCGCTGGCCTCGGTGATCTGCTCGGTCTCTACCATCTCTTTGAGCAGGGCGTTGAGCAGGTTTTCCCAGTCCTGCTTGCGCAGGGTAGGCGGCACGATATTGAGGCGCTCCAGGCAAGACTTCTGGAAGGCCGCTTGGTTGTACAAACTCTCTGTGTCGAGCTCAATGCGCCGACCATTGACGTCGAGGAACCACAGGGGTGGTTCACTGGCGTACTTGGACAGGCTGGCGATCTGTGGGGCGTCGGGCGAGTGCGCACCGATGCCAAACTTGCGCGAGCGGCACAGGCCGCTGTTGCAAAAGCTGTTGAGCGGCGCGTCCTTGCACTTGTACTGATAGTCCTTCTTGCCCGCCTGCTTGATCAGCACTTGCACCTCGTTGTTGGGCAGCGGCGGGGCCACGTACTTCATGTTGTACTCGACCATCTTGTCTTCCCACGAGCCGGGGTGGGCGCGCTTTAGGAAGATGCCAATGTTGAAGAGGGCATTGTTGCGCGTGCCCTCAGGAACACCTTGAGCGCAGAGGGCTTGGAGGCACGGCGGGCCATCCTTGATAGGAGAATCAGGTTGCTTCGGCGGCTCAGGGAAAGCAAGAGGCGCACTTTGGACGTTGCGTTCATAGAGCTCATAGAACTCGTCGAGGGTAGCAGCAGACCCGTCTGCGTTGATCGCGTATCGAAGGCCACTGTCTCCTCCAAAGTACGGAAGGTTGAGAAAGTTCCCCGTGTCTCCCCGGTCCACCAGAATTTCGGCTTGCTTTGGGAAGATTTCTCGCCCGGCCTCGCCCAGGAGCGAGGCGGCGTTCTTGAGATACGTCTGAAAGTCGCGGGCGGGCAATGGCTCGCGTGTGAAGAGGAAAACATGTGCACCTCCCGATTTGCTGCGGCACACCACCAGAGGCAGCTTCAGGTGGGCGATGCGCTCGACCAGCCCCTTGTGGTCCAGAGGATACTGGTCAATGTCAATACATCCCCAGATGCAGGTGTTATCCGCCCTGATCGGGATAATGCCAAGACTCGGCTCAACGCCTTCCAGGTGCTTGACCCATAGGTCGTCCGTAGGGGGCTTGCGCACCACGGTCGCCTGACCTGCTTGCTTTCCATCTCCTCGCTCCGCCTTGATTCTGTAGGTGCCATAGGCGATATCCAGTCCGCTGAAGATCGCCTTGAATCTTGTTATATCTGTCATCGAACCCTCTATGAACAAAGGTGGGGCCTACTCGCTGCATCTGGCGTACCAGCATCCGCTTTCGGCCCCGAAAATCAGAAGGGTGCGGGTCCGCCGTCCACGGCGCCTTCACCTTCGTGCTTGACCTTGACTTCGCCAGCGCCCACTTGCTGGGCAAATGCCTTGGCAGCAGCGTACTGGTTCATGTCTTCGATCACGCCGATTTTCTCGACTTCCCAGCCATACCACTTGCCCTTGTCGTTGGACTCAGCTTGGGTGGTCAGGCGGTAGATGTGGCTGTACATCGGAGGGGTGTACGGGCCGTTCTTGCCCATGAGCTTGGTGCTCATCATCATGGAGTTCCACTTGCGGCTCTTCTTGAGCTGCGTGGACTTCATCACGATCAGGGCAGGCTCGGGGATGCCCGCATCGTTGACGACCATCACGTAGTGGTTGGCCGTGTTCTCGATGTAGTTGCCGTTGTCGAGGTAGTCCTTGTTGTCGCCCGGCTCGCGGTGGGTGCGGGTCAGGATGTCGGACGTCGCAGGATAGATGGCCTGCGGGGCGCCCGAGCCAGAGCCACGGGGTGCCCACTCGATGTACTGGCGGATGTAGGCCACCGGAATGACGGTGATGCCCTTCTTGCCATCGAACAGCTCGCCGGTGACGGTGTTCATGATGTGGCCGGGCATGGCGCCTTCCACCTCACCCACCTCAGGGCTGGTGCTGGTCAGCAGTTTCAGGAACGGAAGGGCGAAGTCTTCTTGACCCATCCCGTCAAAGCCACTGTTGGCATCTTGCTCAAAGTCACCCGCGAGGGCGACGGCGTACTGCTTGTCTTCTTTGACTGCAACTTGGTTCTTGCTCATGGTTCTATTTCCTTGGTTCATGCCGATTTGATGGTGGCTTTCTGGCCGACATAGACGCCAAAAAGCTCGGTGGGGAACTCGCTTCCGCGCTCCACCTGCTCGCGAACCCAGGCCTTGAGGGTCTGGGGTTCGATCTTCTGCGCTTGCTCCACAGGGTAGTTTTGCTCGCGCAGTTGATTCAGTAGGGTGTCGCACAGTTGGTCTTCGCCTCGACCAAACCGCACGGACACCGTGTTCTTGATGATGTCGTCGTAGCCGTGCTCGCGCAGCCACTCGTAGGCCTGAGCACGCTTTTCCTCAGAGATGCTGGCGCTGTAGAAGGGCTTGACGGTGATCTCGCTGCCATCGGTCATCGAGAACTTGGTCAGACCCAGCTCCTGCAGCATGGCAGGGATGGTCTCTTCCAGGAGCTTGCGCTGCTGGGCCTTGCGCTCGGTGAGCGTGGAGTCAAGCTCTTCGATCTCTTTTTCGAGTTCCTTAGCCCGCTTGGCCAGGGCACCCACAGAGGTGAGGTCCTCGTTCTTGACCTGCAGGGCGCCGGCGTCCTGCTCGAACATGTCGTTGATGTTACTCATCGCTTTCTCCTTTCTCAGTGATGTCAATTTTGACGGGAATGTACATACGCTCCCGCCGGTCCCACTTTAACGCCGTGTAGCGGCCTGCGTTATAGAGTGCAGCTATCGCGCAGGTCAAACCGATAGCCACAGGGTCACCCGTCAGGAGCAGGTAGTCTCCGTCCTTGTATTCCCGCAATTTGCGTCGAAGGGTCCGGATCGTGGGCACCGTGCTGAACGCGATCTGGGTGTTTGAAGGCAGCAAGACCTTCATGTCCCCGTACCGCATCGCCGGTGCCAAATCATGATTCGGCATCTCTTGGACGATAAAAACATTCGCCACGTTTACGCTCTCCTTTCTAAAAACGTGTGGGTAGTGTACACTGCTCGCCAGGGTTGTCAAGCCCTTTTTTCAAGAAAGGTAGAGAGTCATGGAATATTTCCTCGAACGGTACCCGTTCAAAAACAAGCCCTTCCTGCACCAAGCCGCATTCCTGCAGCGGTTCTGGGAGGACCCGCACGTCGCATTGCTGGCCGATATGGGCACGGGCAAGAGCTTCATGCTGATCAACAACGCGGCGATGCTCTACGACAAGGGCAAGATCAACGCGATGCTGATCGTAGCGCCCAAGGGGGTGTACCGAAACTGGTACACGGGTCAGATTCCCGAGCACATGCCCGCGCATATCCCTTACACGATGGCGTGCTGGTCGCCCACTCCGCGCAAAGCGGAGCGCGAGCAGATGGACAAGATGCTCAACGCAGTGGACACGCTGCGCATCCTTGTGATGAACGTCGAGGCGTTTAGCACCGAGAAGGGCGTGACCTTTGCTCGCACCTTCCTGCGGGTGACCAACGCCTACATGGCCATCGATGAGAGCACCACCATCAAGACGCCAGGGGCCAAGCGCACCAAGAGCATCATCAAGGTGGGCAAGGATGCGGTGTACAAGCGTATCGCCACGGGATCGCCTGTCACCAAGAGCCCGCTGGACCTGTTTAGCCAGTGCGAGTTCCTCTCGCCCACGTGTCTGAACTACAACAGCTACTACGCCTTCCAGGCGCGGTACGCGGTCCTTGTCGAACGCAAGATGGCGACCCACACCTTCAAGCAAATCGTGGGCTACCGGCACCTCGATGAGCTGCAAAAGAAACTCACGCACTTCTCGTTTCGCGTGACCAAGGAAGAGTGCCTGGACCTGCCCGATAAGGTCTTCACCCGCCGTGAGATCGAGCTGACCGATGAGCAGGCCAAGGCGTACAACCAGATGAAGCTGATGGCCCTCACGCTGATCGACGGCAACCTCATGTCTACCAACAACGCGCTCACGCAGCTCATGCGGCTGCACCAGATCGTGTGTGGGCACGTGAAGTACGACGATGGGCAGGAGGTGGACTTGCCCAACAACCGCATCAAGGAGTTGCTGGCAACCATCGAAGAGTGCGACGGCAAGATCATCATCTGGGCCAACTACCGCCGCGACATCGAGAACATCAAGAACGCGCTGGCAGAAGCGTATGGCATGACCACTGTTGCCACCTACTACGGCGACACCGAGGCAGAGGATCGCCAGACCATCGTCGAGCGATTCCAGGACCCGAGCAGCGGGCTGCGTTTCTTCGTGGGCAACCCCCGCACCGGTGGCTATGGCTTGACGCTCACCGAGGCCAAGACCGTCATCTACTACAGCAACAACTTCGACCTCGAAGTGCGGCTGCAGAGTGAGGACCGCGCTCACCGCATCGGCCAGACCAAGAGCGTGACCTACATCGACTTCATCAGCCCGAACACGGTCGATGAGCACATCGTCAAGGCCCTGCGCAGCAAAATCAACATCGCCTCGCAGGTGCTGGGCGAGCAACTCAAGGAGTGGATCAAGTAATGCAGCTCATCAACATCCGCAAGCGGTATGTGTATAAAAAACTCGAGAGATTAGACAGGTCCACGGGACGTGTATATCAAATCGACACGGACAGCATCCCGATGCCCAGCGTCACCACCATCCTGGACCAGACCAAGGACAAGGCGCACCTGAAGGATTGGGAGGACCGTGTGGGTAAGGAGGAGGCTGAGCGCGTGCGCAACGAAGCGGCCACCGTGGGCACGCACATGCACAGTGTGATCGAGCGCCTGCTGCTCAATCGCCCGTTGGACCCACCGCGCACGTGGATGCAGATTCAAGGCTACCGCATGGGCCATCAGCTCCTGGAGCACTTCTTCCCGCACGTCGATGAGGTCTGGGGCACGGAGATTCCGCTGTACGTCCCCAACACCTACGCCGGGACGTCTGACTGCATCGGCGTGTACAAGGGCAAGCCGTCCATCATGGACTTCAAGCAAACCAACAAGCCCAAGAAGCGCGAGTGGATCGAGGACTACTTCATCCAACTTGCTGCCTACGCAGAGGCACACGACAAGGTCCACGGGACCAAGTGGTGGCGCCGTGTTGAGGCGTTCCAGAAAAAAGGCCAGGGGCTTGTGGCCCCTGGCCTAAGTGCCATCGAGGAGGGAGAAACTCCTGACTGAGATGATGGCAACTGCAACCTTCATTTCGCCTTTTTAGCGGCGCGAATGTTGTCAATCATGTTCGGGTAGGGGCGACCTGCCTTCTTTGCAGCCGCTTTTGCGGCTGCTTTTTTCTCAGGGCTGAGCTTCTTGGGTGCGCCAAGGCCCTTGGGCCGCGATTTTTCCCACACGGGTTTTTTCATCATGTCGAGCTCCTTCAAGCAGTTAAAACTTCATGCGCATGTTGGATGTGCGCGATCCGGTCGTTCAAGCCAATCGTACCGCCGTTGATCTTTTTAGTCATGGCGGTGTAGTCTTGCGCGTCGGCCTCTTTGTTCAGGCTGCGCTTGTTCCAAAACCACCCGGCAGTCAAGGCGGCGTACTTGGGCACCAGCACATAGTCCGGGGAGTGGACAAAGTCCATGCCTAGAGCATCTCCTGCCAGGGTGTAGTTGTCCTTGCCGGTCAGTTGGATCAGGCCCCGACCGTGGTACAGCCAGCCGTCCCCTGTCTCCTCTAGGCCGTTGCCCATGCGCCCGCCGTACACGCGGTTGGCGATCTTCTCAGGGTTGCGGTGATAGGGCTTGGCAGCCTCCAGCGTCGGGAAGCGGCTGGGCCAAGTCTTCATCAATCCTTCGGCGGAGTAGTTGAGGTTCTCTTCCAAAGTCTGAAAGTTGGCAGATTCATGAGCGCATTGACCAATGAACGCAGCCTGACGGCTAGGAGTGTTGATTTCATAACGGTGAAAGACTTCCTCCAGCGGTTCGACCCACTGGACATCGATTTTGAGTTTGGCGAGGGTGTTGGCGAGGCTCATCATTTGATTGCGGGGGATTTGGAGAGAAGGTCAGTTTTAGCCTGAGAGCCAGCGCTAGAACCAAAATAATACGCGATGATGCCAGTCCAAGCGGTGCCGAGCGAGCCCAGCATCATGAGAATGGCGGGATTGTTGGAGTCCACCTTGCCCAGCAGCATCATCACGAGGATGCCAAAGAACCCGACGGTGACAATCGCAGCCAGCGCCGGAGGGACGATGGAGCGGGTGGTGGCCTGCATCTCACGGGCGCTCTTCCTGTCATCCACCTCCAGCTTGGCGAAGTTCAGGCCCAACTCCTGCGCCTGTTTCTGGAGTTCGATCTCAGCAATCTTGACCTGCGCAATCTGCTCGGCGGTCAATTTGTTGTCTTTGATCAGGTCGCCGACCTTGCTCTCATCCACCCCGATGGCTTTAGAGATAGCAGAGACGGCCATGCCGGCCAATGGGCCGCCCATCGCAGTAGCGATAGTGGGCGCGATTTGTTTGAGCCATTCCATTACTGTTTACTCCTCGAAAGCATGGTTGCTGCGATTTGCAGAAGGACGCGGTACTGATCCACATCCGGCGGTTCTTCTCTCCATCCCACGGTGATTTGTCCGACCAACTTACCCGGCTCTGGAGGAACCCCCACCCGGCACCCGTAGGTCATGCCCTTTTCCATGTACCACAGGCCAATCTCGCTTTGCGCGGTCTTGTAGTGACTGCACGGAATCTCGCCAGCCATCAGCGCCACGACGTCCCTATTGTTGGCCACGTTGGAGGTGAAAAGGCCCACATCCAACCCGTCGTGCTCTTTCTCCCGCCCCTGCTTGGTGTACGCCCGATGCAAGACGCGGGTGCCAAACATAGGGTTTACCTTAAATATAGCTACGACTGTAGCGTCAGTATTTTTAAACAGGTGCGCCGCAGCATCCTCCACCCGGTCTTCCGCGATGGCGGGAAGCTTTTGCTGCTCCTTGTAGGCCCCGATCAGGAAGGCTTGGTTCTGCCAGATGAAGTAGCCCACGAACGCAAAGATCGCCATCAGGAGGATGGCAAACAGCTTGAACGGCGAGTCCACATAACTGAGGACCTTGTCGATCAGACTATTGTGATTGATCTTCTCTTCGCTCACGACACAGCCTGCTTGACGATGAAGATGATGATGACGCCGATTGTGACGATGCAGATCGCTCCACCGATGATCTGCGCCATCAAAATCCTTTGAGCGGACACCCTCTTGCGTTCAGCCGCAGCGATACGTTCGGCTTTCTCCCGCGCCTGTTTGATCTTCATCCGCTCTGTGAGCATCATGGCCCACAATTCGGGGTATCCGCCGTAGACTAACTGATGTTTGAGCGCCTCCTCGGCCTCGCGTAGAGCATTGGCCTGCATCACGATTTCCATCGCCCGAGCAGTGTCGGACTTGCCCGACTTGCCTGCATCGTTCGCAGCCTTCTGGACTACGTCACGCGCATCAAAGAACTTCCCAAACTCGCCGACGAGGCCGTTGATGTCCTTGCCTAATTTGATGGCCTTTTGAATGCCAGCCACCGCAGCTTGCGCAGTGGCAAATGCGGTGATTGGATCCATTTCTACCCCCTATATGTGTAGTTAAAACAACCCGCCTCCAGTCACAGGACCCGAGCTTTGTCCGACGTTTTGAGTGCCGTTTTGCTGGGCAGGCTGCTGCTGGTTGTTAAACACTCCACCGAAGGTGCCGAACGAGCCGAACTGCGTAGGTTGCGGGGCAGGGCCCTGTTGGCCGACGTTCTGCGGGCCCATCATGCCCGGGTTATAAGTTTGCATCCCGCCCATCGGTGCGTTGCCGAAGGTGCCCGGCCCTTGCATGTAGTTTTGTCCTAGCTGCTGACCGGCGTTGTTCACCTGCTGCAACATCTGACGGGCAGCCGTCATATCAGCCGCCTGCTGGATGCCCCCGGTTTGCCCGGTCAAATTGGGCGCGGCACCAAACGGGCTGTTTGTGGCTCCCAGCTGAGAGCTGCCCCTAGGATACGTCTGCTGAAATCCCCGTATATTTATTGGAGAAATTGCTGGCGCCCCTGGAGTCATGTCGTTGATTCTGGACTTCTCTAGGAAGTCTCGCATGTAGGCAGAGTAATCACCTTGTTGTGGGGGCTGCGTTGCAAATTGGCGGGCCCCAAGGGTCTGGCCTGCACCGAGTAGGCCGAACACGTTGTTTGGCTGGCCCACTA